GCCACTATTAATACTTATAAAAAACAAATTGAAGGTTACAGAAACGACATTAAAAAAGAACAAGCCATAATAAAAGTACAAGAAGAAAATGTAAAACGTTTTTCTGACATTATCAATACCTCTACTAATCAAGTAGCAATTGATGCTGCAATTACACAAAGAAATGCAACTCGTCAACTAATCACTGCTGCAAATAACAAGATAGTTAGTTTGAACAAAAGCATTACAAATACTCAAAATACTATTCAGAAACTTACAGACAAAAAACCAGTAGTAAATAACAAACCAACAACTACATCATCAACTACTACTGTAACTGACGCTGGTGGAAAAGTAGACGCAGAGTTTTCAGCAGACTACAAGTACAACGCTCCTCTGGTTTCGTCTATGTACTTGAACAAAGGAATTTCTGCAGACTCCTTAGGAGCAACCTTAGATACTACGGGGTTTCCTATAAATGCCCCTGTGTTTTCTGATGCGTATAACGCATGGCGTGGAGTAAGCGGTGGACGTGGAACTATTCAAATGGATAGAAAGTACGTTAATGCCATTGCTAAGAACCAAAGCAAAGAAACAAAATTAGACCCACAGATGTATGGATTCAAGTTCTTGTACAACCCAACAACGGTAAGTATGGCTTGGGGAGTTCAGCAGATGATGGACCCTCCTTATGAGGCATCGGGTCAAGATGTATTTAATCCAATTTCGGCTGGGCTTATCTCTAGCACGATTGTTTTTGAAGTGCTTTTGAACCGTATCGCTGACTTTAATCACCTAAATGCAGATGGATCAATTCGTGGGAAGTACCCGTATGGAGAAATTGATGTGCCTCTTGATGATAGAAAACAACTCTACAACCGTGGAACTATGTATGACCTTGAATACTTTTTCAAAACAATTAACGGTCCTCACGGAACCTTTACCTCTGCCTACAATGGGTTGACAGCAGACGCTGGTTGGTTACGTCCTTCTTCTATGGAACTTCATCTAGGTGCTGGAATGAGATATAGAATTCGTATAAACGAGGTATCTATTAATCACGCAATCTTTAATAACAGGATGGTGCCGATTCTGTCAACAGTCAGGTTTGTTTGTGGACGTTACAACGATGGTCCTGGAACCCCACTCCTGCAACCTGCTTCTGTCAATACAACTACTCTTGAAGGAATTCGAGCAGCAAGTGGAGGGTTTAACCAACCATGATTTATCTAGATAGCCGATATGCAGATGGTCCTTTGTTTAAAGCATATGACTCACGTACTGATACATATGAACTGACTGTGTTTCGTTCATTTCCAAGTTATCAAGTTACTTACTTCTCCTATACTTGGGTTGAAACAGATCGATTAGATAGAATTGCTTTGCGGTTCTTAGGTGCATCAACTCTTTGGTGGCAAATTATGGATATTAATCCTGAGATTATTGACCCTTTGAATATTGCTCCAGGAACTGTGTTGAGGATTCCTAATGAATAGAACGACACAGAATCGTTTAGGAACATCCTTCACTGTCTCCTACCCAGACTTTCCAAGTTTTACTGTAACCCCAAAGGGCTTTACGTTAATTCAAGAAACGGGTAAACAAGACGTATTAGAGATTACCTACCTACGAGACAGCAGTGTCTTTTACAAAGGGCTAAAGACAGGTGCCACAGTTAAATTGAAGTGGAAAACCTCCAACAACATTGTTGGTGAATTTTTCGGATACATCGTTGATTACACCCCCATTACTCAGCAGACCCTTCGTCGTCCAATAACGATACGAGCAATCGGTGCCTCTCTTCCACTCAAAGAAGGTGGCAATAAAATTTGGAAAAATAAAACTGCTCCAGATATTGTTACTGAGATTGCTAAAAAGTTTAAACTAAAACCGATAGTAACTCCACACCCAATGATCTTTAGCCAGCAGTCTATGCTTAACCATACTTATTGGGAAAAAGTTCAGGAACTAGCAGGTCGTATTGGGTATGTGGCACAAGTTCATGGGACAGAGTTGCACTTCCATCCTATTGACAAGATGATTGATAAGTTCATAACAACTATCCCAGTGCTCTCGTTCTTTGATGCAGTTGGCAATATTTGGAATGAGTTGAACTCCCAGACCTTAGATGTGTTCAAACCAAAAGTGGGAGACTACATTGACAAATCTTCCTACTCTAAGAAAGACAAAGTTGTTCACGGTGTTGACCCTGTTACAGGAAAATTCTACTCATCGTCAAAGTCTCCTACAACTGTTGGAAAAAACCTAAGAACCTCAAACTTAGATCCATTGTTTTTAGAAGCACTGCCAGGAGCGATCACAGGGAACGCACAGATGGCAGACACACTCTCTCAAGCCCACGCTCAACTGTCACGGTTCTCAATCACTGCAGACGCAGCAAGTCAAGGTGACCCTCGAATTGCACCATACCGAACTGTCGAGATAAATGGAACTGGTTCAACAACAGATGGCAATTGGATTGTAAAAAAGACACGTCATCAAGTCTTCTATGATGGGCGATACGAGGTTGAGTTCACCTGTATGACAGACGGTACTGGTAGAAACAAGTCTTCAGCATTTCGTCCAGAGTCTGCTTCTGTAATCCCTGTTCGAAACATTAACCAGGAGTTGAGTACAGGCGCCTCAAGCAAACCAACAGTGACTAAACTTCGTGCTCCTCAAATGTTAGTCAACAAATCTAACGTAGGGTTTAAAGTTACGCCGAGCAGATGGGTAGGTAAGTAATGGCTGAAATAGCAATCTCTCTTCCTTTCAGAGTTGATCCTTATGGAAAGATCGCTGTGTCTACTGACCAACAAAAGATATGGGCAGACCGTGTCAGGTCTGTATTAGGTACAGCCTTAAAGGAACGTGTTATGCAGCCTCTGTTTGGTACAGAAATTCCATTCTCTGTGTTCAGCACACAAGAAGACGCCTCTATATTGATTGAGCGTGAGACGCAAGCAGCCTTTGAGACTCAACTACCACTGCTGAGTCTGCAGTCTGTAACCACGACTTTTGATGAGTTTACTGGCATAATCAATGTCAGCACCGTGTATGACCTACCTAACAATGTTCAAATTGAGACTGTTATTGGTATTGCTTACATTCAAGGAACTAACCCGATCTACCAGGAGACGCTATGAGTGACGTAACACCAGTATCAAACATACCAATCTCAGTTGACTACACGAGCAAGGACTACTACGTACTCCGTGATGAGTTAATTGCTCGTGTTCAAGACCGTATTCCTGAGTGGACAGCCTCTGACCCATCCGACTTCGGTGTAGCACTTATTGAAGCATTTGCTTACATGGGAGATCTAATCTCTTATTACATCGACAGAAACGCAAATGAATCATTGATTACTACAGCAACTCAACGAGACAGTGTTATCAATATTGCTCAGACCTACGGGTATATTCCAGCAGGATATCGTCAAGCCTTTACACTATTGACCTTCTCTAACACATCTGCAGAGGCTGTGTCTATCCCAGCAGGAACGGTTATCTCTGGAGACGTAGTGTCTGGGGACATTGTCAACACTATCTACTTCACAACTGAATCTGCTATCACAATTGACCCACAGGTTGGCGAAAGCGTAGGAACAGAAGACGTATCAGCACTAGAAGGCCGTTATGTAACCATAGTTTCTGACAATGCAAACACGTATGGCGAACTTATCGGTGCCTCTACTGGTCTTCCAAACATGTCATTTGAATTAGGAGAAGTACCATCTGTAGATGGCACAACAGAGTTGTACGTTCAAGATGGAGACGTCTACTCAAAGTGGACGCAAGTTCAACACCTACTAGATAACGGACCTACTGACTTGGTCTATCAAGTCAACACAGATGCCAACAACAATGTCTTCATAACATTTGGCGATGGTGTATCAGGAGTTATTCCAACAATCCATTCAGAAATTCGTGCTAACTATATGGTTGGCGGTGGATTGATCGGAAATGTTCCAAGTAACACGTTGGTAGACATTGTCTACGTACCTGGACTAACTACTAATGAGACTACTGCTTTGCAGTCCATTCTCACTGTAACAAATACTGACTCAGCAATTGGTGGGTCAGACCCTGAAACAACTAATCAGATCCGTGTTTCTGCTCCAGCATCCTTACGAGCAGCAAATCGTGCTGTAACTCTACAAGATTACGCAGACTTAGCAATTTCTGTCAGCGGTGTTGGTAAGGCAAATGCTTATGCAGAAATTTGGACCTCAGTGACTGTCTATCTTGCACCAAGTCGAAGCAGCATCGACTCAGACCTTGCACCTGGGTTAGATGACTTAGGTGCTCCAACCCTTGAGTATGACCGTATAAAAGCAGATGTTGAGAGTTTCTTATCAGATAAACTTCTTCTTGGAACAACGGTAACTATTCAGCCTCCTACATATGTGGACTTAATCATTACCATTCAGTACGCAAAATTAGACCAGTACACAACAGCAGAGGTTGAACTTGCATTAAAGCAGGCTCTTCTCACTTCCTTTGGCTACAACGGAATGGATTTCCAAGACACTATCTATCCTCAAGATATTGAGTTTGCACTTAACCAAGTTCCTGGAGTAAAGACAGTTAAGGTTACAAACTTCCATATTGAAGGAGACACAGGACTAGACACTGTAATAGTTGGAGCAGAAGATGAGATCTTTCGATTCCAAGAGAGTAATATAAGTATCGGAACTATCTAATGGATTCGATCAAAAGACTTTACGGAGTATATCGTGGCGTTGTTCAAGATAACAGAGACCCACAAAAACAACGACGATTAAAAGTGCAGGTCCAAACTACAGGTATTGAGGTGACTGACTGGGCTTGGCCTATGGAGCCCTCTAGTATTCATACCGATGTTCCTGTAGTTGGACAAGGTGTTTGGATAACTTACGTTGGTGGGGACCCAGAGTTTCCTGTGTGGTCTGGAGTTTTTGGAAAAAACCAAGGTAAAAACAAACAGATGTTTGTTAAACCCCTGGCTGACTCAATCTCTCTCACTGGATTAACCTCTCACATCATAGTTGTTAAACAATCTGACGGAACATCTGAAGTTGATTTAACTGCCACTCTAGTTGCTCTTGCCAATAAGGTTAAAACTCTTGAAACTAAGGTAACTACCCTTGAAGGAAAAGTGAGTACTCTTGAAGGAAAAGTAACAACTCTTGAAGGAAAGTCCCACACGCACCCCTAGTTCAGGCAGTAAATATGGGGCAAACCAGAGAAAATAGACCGACAGGTCTGAAAGGAAGTACAGCGTGACAGCATCGTATCCCGCATCGGTTAAGTCCTTTTCTACAAAAGTTGACTTCTCCGACACTGTCCTTGCCGAGCATGTAAACAGCCTTCAAGATGAAGTGAACTCTATACAGGCAAATCTGGGCACTCTAATCAAGACTGGTTCAGGTTGGGTTGGTGAGTTTGACCAAGTAACTACTGCTTGGAATACATTGAAAGATCGTATTGCAAATATTGAGTACGGTCTTGCAGACGTGTATGGCAACTATGTCTCATTAAGTGGTGGATCTACGATCCTTTCTAACGGCAATAGCGTAGTAGGTCTTACAGTAAAGGCTAAATCAAGCCAAACTGCAAACATTGTAAATTTTAAAAACTCAAGTGACTCCGTAGTTACTTACGTAGATTCGAGCGGTGCTCTTTACACAAGTAGCAAACAAGTTGTTCCTATCGTCTATTCATCATCGCAACCCTCATCTGTTCCTGCTGGAACTATTTGGATTGATTCAACTTCAAATGTCTCTATTGTAACTGCACAATCTGGATTACCTTCTGGAGGATTGACGGGACAATCATTAGTAAAAAACAGCAACACAGACTATGACG